TGCTCTTTAGTAACTGGATTTAAGACTAAGATAATTCTGTTCTGTATGCTTTTCTGTCTTATACTAAGGTCTATAGTATCAAATATATTCTCATCTATAAGTTCTTCAGCTTCATCAAGTACCCAAGTGCTTATTCCCTGTAATGACTTTAGACTTGCTGTCTGATTTCCTGCTGATGTCTTGATACCTCTAAATAGAATGTCTGATTTGTTTCCTAAATTTAAAACCTCAGCTTTATTTACACTAAAGATGTTTTCAAACCCTAACAGACTTATCTTTTCTAAGAACTCAGGAATGATAGATAGGTGAGCTGATACCATTGTAAATCTTGTAAACAATACCCTTATGTTCTTAGACATAGTAAGTAAAGTAAGAAAGACTGTAACAGCAAAAGACTTGCCTGAACCACGACCACCTGTAATTATAAAGTATCTAGCGTCAGAATTAAATAAAGGGTTATATTTATTACTCAGTATCAGTGTCTACAAATGTTATTATAGGCATATTGATACTATCATCATTTGTTGTAACATCTACCCTTTGTTGAGGTTTACCATAAAAGTATTCAAAGAACAGCTTGACCGCCCATTGTTCTTTCTTGTCAATACCGCTTTCTAAAGACTTTAAAGCCTTCTCGTTCATTGGTGTTAAGTTCTCTATTAACTTTTGTTCTGCTGCCTTAGACTTTCGCCCTGCACCTTTCCTTGCACCGCCATTGTTTATTCGTTTATCCATAATTGAAATAGATTGATTATTCAATCCGTATTATATAATAGAAATTACTCGTATTCATTTGGAAGCATAAGTCTTATCCCTAAGTCAGTTAAAGCCCACACTCTTATTTGCTCTGTGTATTGCTCAAAGGCTTTAGTGTTTAAAGCTGTTGTACTTCCTATTTTATTTATTACTATTTGATTATCGTTACAACTTATCATTTCATATTCAGACAAGAACTTAGCTCTTAAAGCATCGTGCATCTCATTAGGAAAATATCCTAGTTCTTCTGCTAGTCCTTGTACGATACATTTCCAATAGTAACTGTTCTGCATATTGCTTCTTGTGTTTCTTTGTTTCTTTACACTTACTATGTAGTCGTTCTCTAATTCCTTAAGGTAACTGAATAGGCTTTGCTTATCTCTTTTATCTTTTATTACAAACTTCATTACTCAACTTTACTTCTTATCTTTTCTGTTGCTCCTTCCCATAGCTTGTCTCGTTTCATACTTAGAGTAGGTTCTGTTCTTTTAAGACTAGGCATACCGTCTGTTGGTTTGCTATCCATATACTTACCACAACTACATTGAGCTTCTTTGCATACCCATTTCTTATCCCTTAAAACTATTGTAGCTTTGCCAACTTCTTTTTGTTCTTTACCACATTCGCATTTATAAAGTGTCATTGTGTAATCTGTCTAGTTCAAAGTGTAAGTGATTAATTGCTTTCTGTATATCTTGTTCAGCAGGGTTACCTTCCTTTTTACCTGCTCTTAATAAATAACTTATTGCAGTTCCTATGTTGTAGCTATCAGGTTGAAAGTCCTCTACTACTTTTCTTGCTGAGTAACCATACTTCTTTCCTGAATAGTAACTTGGTTCAGGTGTTGCTTTGTAATCTAAGTCTATTGGCATATTTTCTAGGTTTTTAATTAGTTTCTCGTTCTGTGTCATCTGTTAATAGTTTTAATAATTGGTGTGGTGTGTATATTCTACTATCACCGTCATAGTTTTCAAAGATACAAGTAAAGTTATCGTTTTCCCAAGTCCAAAGACTGCGGACATTCTTTTTAATGTGGCTGTTCAATACCCATTTAATTGTTTTGTAAGTTCTTTTCATATCTATTTATTTAAGTTATGAATACGCTAAGGGTTCAGAAAAAAATAAGAAAATAACCGCTTTGTTATTTAAGTTAAGTTTAGCCCTTAGCATATTCTTTATATAGTTTTTTTATTCCATCAAAGCAAGTTGATATACACGAGCCACAATTCGTTCTAGTACTGTAGTTAGTATTGTATATTGTATTATATGTTTCAATCATTCTCTTTTTTGCAGCTTGGTCTTTTGCTCTACCTGTTTTTAAGTCTTTCCACATATCTAAAATTTCGTCTACTATTTCCTGAGGTAAAGTATCAGGTGTTTCTATCTCTGTTGTTTTCTCCCACTTCTTTTGACTGCAACCCATTGGAGCTAGTCTTGCTTTAATCTTCATAAAACAGCCACAGTCCTTACAAGTTCCTGTAGGTTTAAAATAATAAACACAAGACTTACAAATAGTTATTCTATCTTCATAGACTTCATTAGGTACAAAGAACTTATTCATTCAATTCTTTTTTAAGTATTTCCCTTACCTTATCTATTGTAGTAAATAAACTGTTTCTGCTTATTCCTGTTTTCCGAGCTAGGCTATCGAGTGTCTCTCCTTGGTAGTACAATTCGAATATTTTCTTATCGTACCAAGTTTGTTTATCTAATACTTGGTCAATTTCTTCAAGCCTTTCCCATTTGTAATTATCTTCTATTTCTTCAGGCAAGTTATAGATACTTTTATGAAAAGCGTTCTGACTAGAGCTTGTCATATATACTCCTACCAAATTAGTGTAGTATTTTTTATACTTATAATAAAAGGGACTTCTTACACTTGTTAGGCTTCTTCTTAATACTACAGCACCATAACCTTTTATTCCTTTGATACCATCTTTCTCATAAATGTTTTTTAATGTTTCAGGGTTCATCTGTAGGAAATACAAGAACATTTCTTGACAAGCGTCATTAATAGCTTCTTCATCTTGCGTTATACCGTAACACATATTTCTAAAGAAAGAACTTAGCTTAGATATTTCTGCGTATATATCAGTCATTTACTTGTTCTAAAGCGTCAATTTTATCTACTACATCAAAAACCATTTCACTTAAAACTACTTTGTAAGCTCTTATTATTGAAGCATTAGTTTTAGTTTCAAGTCCTGCAAAGAAACCGTTTGTAGCTACTGAAAGGTTTGTTGGTATTATCATAATCCAATCGTACCAATTATTTTCTCTAACTCCTTTACCATAGTTGTTGTGGTATTCCAAGATAACATCTACTACATCTAAAAAATTATTGTATCTTGATTTTGAACTTACATCTTTTGCGAACTCAGTACACATAGCGATATAGGTTTCAATTATGTTCTTGTGTTCCTCACTTGCGTATATCGGTTCTATCATACGCCAAACTTAATAAAAAAGTTTACTCAATTCCTTTTTCTGTTTTTAACTTTTCAACAAGTGATTTGTAATAACTTATCTTTTCTTCATATTCAACACGACTTATCTTTAAAGTTGTTCTAGCTAAGTATTGTAATTCCTCAGCTTTTCCTTCTCCATACTTTCCCTCTAAAGCTAACGAAAATTTATACTGTTCACCCCAAGAATATACGTTGCATTTCAAGCACTGAACCTGACAATTCTCCTCATCAAATCTTGTAGATAAATGCTTCCTACTTTGAAAGTGTCCGTTCTGCATACCTTCTTTGTAGTGTCTTACTATTCCACAAGTAAAGCATTGGCACATTCCGTATTCGTTAGCTTCTCTAAGTCTTATGTAAAGACTGAACCACTTGTCAAGTTCCTTTTTTAATTTACTGACTGTCTTCTTCAATTCTTATTAAGTTTTTAATTAATACTTTAACGAGTTGTTCTTGGTCAAAGGTGCTTCCTTCTCTTACTGCTCTACCTCCATAATAAAAAATTCCTTTTAAATTATTTATTCTTTCATAGACAATAGCATTATTGAAAGCCCATATAATCGCTACAGGTTTCCCACTATTGACTTGAAGTTGTTGAGCTCTTACAATTTTACGCATTGCTACAATAACATCTTGTCCGTCCTCTATATTCTTATGAACTCCTTTTACTTCAGCAAAGCCTGTTATCTTTCCTTTGTTATATAGAACTGCGTCTATGTGAGCATATTCCTGATGTGAACCATAAGTCAAATCAAAATGATTGCAAAACTGTTTTAAGGCTTTGTTCTGTCTTTCTCTATGTGCTTTTCTTTCAAATTTCATCTTCAAACTTAGAACAATAATAAGCTTCTAAAATACAAAGTAAAATTATTATTCCCCAAACGATTGTTAATATCTTCATTTCAATTTTCTTATTAGCCACATTACTACGGCTGTTATTAATACCCATCCTATCATTTTCTAAAGCTTTTACCCTTAATAATTACTACCTTACACTTTCTTAGTCTATCCAAAGTTCTTTCGTCATATCTTTCTTTAAGTGAATTTGGTGATAGGTTAGTTGTTATTAGTAAAGTCTTTGAACTGTCTTCAGCATAAGAAATAGCGTCAGCAACAGCGTCTATCTTTGTACCGTAATCATTCTTAATGCTTTCAGTTCCTAAGTCATCAATTATAATAAATGGTGCAACGTTTTTTTCTACTGCTGCTAATTCTTTAGCAGGTACACTCCTTAACACCTTATTTGTTTTGGTTCTGAATATAGCAGGTATTACATAATTTAAAATAGTTGATTTACCTAAACCACATTCTCCCATAAGCATCAAACCTCTACCTCTTGTGTCTACCATCCAATCAATAATTTCATCATAAGCAGGAAGATGTTCATACTTATCAATAGTTCTGTCATAATACTTAAAAGCCTTATTAAACATTTCTTTTAATTCTTCTTTAGTTCCTAGCTTATATCTGTTGTAAACTTTAGGTTTAAGAAAGTCAGCTTGTTTAAATGTATCTTCTATTGTTCTCATAATTTAAAATGTTCCGTCACCATAATCTTGACCTTTCTGATGTCTATGTGGTAAAGTGTTATTATTTCTATTTTCTCTTTTTTCCCAAGTTCTAACACAAGCCTTCCAATTTTTCATCTTATTACTTCCAACCATCCAATCTTTGCTTTCATAAAAATCAATAAAGGCATCTGCACATACTTTATTTTTTCTTTCATTACAATATTGATGAACTTCTTCAACAGTTGGTTTTTTAAAGAACGCCTTTTTATTACTATCTGTAAGATTAGTATTAGTTATATTTATATTAGTATTATCTGTACACATTTTTAGACTAGGCTTGTCCACTAATTTAATGTACCTAGACAATATTTCTTTACTACCTTGTCTATATATTAAGACCCTTATTATATAACCATTATCGTCTAACATTTTAAGCCAATTTTGAATTGATGCTCTACTTACTTCATACAGTCTGCAAAAGTATTCAGTTGAAGCTGTACATTTACCATTCATATTACAAAGAGCAGTAATCTCTGCATAAAGTAATTTAGCGTTAGGTGTTAATGTTTTACTGTATCTTACTTCAGCAGGGATTATTGCATAGTAGCTTGGCTTTTCTTTCATATTACTTCTATTTCGTATTTATAATTTTGAAGTGCGAACTTACACAATTCAAATTTATTATAGAATTCTCTGTAAGAAACTTTGACATCAGTACCAAACTTACCACAACTAATACGAATAGTTGTCTGATGTTTATCACTATCAAATATGTCATTATCCCTTAAATATTGCTTTAAATGATGCATATCTTTAAAAGTGTATTTTGCATCTTTAATGTCCGAATAAGCATTATAAATTAAGTTAAATGTATCTCTATATTTAGAAAAAGAAGCATAGTTAAATGCGTGTCTAACTTCATAATGATTAACACTAGTTCTATCTCTATCTAATACTTTAGCAATTACTTCTCTATGTGTGCCATCTTCAATTCTTGCAATCATAGCTGCAATCATTCTTGGTACTTGATATTCTGTCTTTCTAGTTTTTAAAGCTAAAGAGCCTTTTGGCAACCCTACTAAATTTGTAGTAAGGTCGCAAAGGTTTTTAAAGTTATCTTCTGAATTCATCTTAGAAAGGCATATCTTCTTCTCCACTCGTCATTTTGTGTGGAGACTTATTACTCTGATTAGTGAAAAAGTAGCCATCTATATTGTGAAAATATCTTCCGTTATATTCTTTTGAATAAACATTACAAAGAACTGATACCTCCATTCCTATTTCTAGCTTGTTCATTTGTTGTAATTTATCACCAAAAGCACTTACACATACTTCATTGTTAAACTCTCCACCTGTATCAATTACTATTGATTGCTTTTTCCATTCTTTACCTGATTTTTTAGAAATTCCTGTTTCTAATTCAAGTTTTCTTAATACTGTTCCTGTTAATTCCATTTTTTATTTATTTATTTAGTTATTACTCTTTTTAAAATCTGTTGGCACTTCTATTGAGTTCAGTTCGTCTATGATACCTAAAACCCCATTAGTCTTTTCTTCTGTTTTATCAGCAGATAAAAGCTCATCTATTTTAGCTTGTTGTTTCTTAGATATTTTATATTTACATAGCCTTTCCCTAACTGTGTCTCCTTTACCCTCTCCAATAGCTACAACCATAGCTGAAAATTTAGCGTCAGATAGTTTTTCTATTTTAGGCTTTTTAGGTTTATCTTGTGCTTTAGCATTTAAAACTTCATCAGCACTTGCAATAGCTACATCTAATCCTATTCCAATGTTAGCTAAAGCCCTACCCCAAGCACTTGTTTCGCAATTCTCTATGAAAGAAGTTTTGTTAATATAAGAACTCCCTTTGCTTTCGTAAGCAATTCCTGAAGCTATAACCCTACCTTTTTCATTTGAAATAGTTGCTTTAATTACACATCTATCTTCAGTTAAGTCAATAACTTCTGAAGTCAAAGACCAATCTTTAAAGTTTTCCCTAAAGTATTTAATCCTTTCTTTTACTTCTACATACTGTTTTCCGTGAATGTTTATTGTTTTCATATTCATATATTTCCACCTATGTTAATTGGCTAGGATTTTTGCCTGTTAATAATTTCGTTAAAAATACTAAACTAAATTGATTATAGTTGGTAAGCTGTCGTTTTTTTTATAGTGTTTTTTATAGATTGGCTTAAGTTCTACATCCCAACAGTCTTTCTGTTGCCATCCTTTAGTCTTGAGCATTTCACAAGCTTTTCTGTAGCATTGTAAAGTAGTTCCTATAACAACAACTGAGCGGCTGTTGTAAGTTAAGTCATTGCCGCCTGAACTTGTTACCATAGCAGGAATGTATTGAGGTTTTAACAACCAATGTTCAGCTATTACTTTTTTATCATCTATTAGCTTACCTGTAATAAAAGATATTTTAGGTTCGCTGTAATCTACATAAGTAGAGTGTTCTAAGTATTCTGCGTCTTTTCTAGTCATCTTAATAGTTTTGAATGTAAAGTAAAGTAGCTAAGATTGAAGCTCCTACTATTGCTAATTGAGCAACTACATCTAACATTTTGTTTATTCTTTTTGCTCTCTCTTTAGTTAGATTTATCTCATTATAATTTTGTTCTTTGTTTTTAATAAAAAAGTTTGTCTTTTCTTTTTCATTTAAGAAGTAAGTAGCTCCTGTGTTATTGTTTACGATTTTGTATTTCATTTCTTGATTATTTGTGGGGGTTTTTACACCCCCTGATTAATTTAGTTTAGTTGTTAATATAGTCCTGAAGGAACACTACAGTTGTCTTGCTCAAATTCGCCATATGTATTTTTGTAAAACCTTATAGTATATACTCCTTGTTTTCCCTTTAGTTTAGCTAAACAGAACAATATATTAGCTCCCTCACTCCATCTTAAGTTTTCAATTTCTAATACTTTAGTGCCTGTATTCACTCTGTTAAACGAGCTACCTCCGTAAGCTGTACTCATATTATAACCTGATTTAATAATAAAGCCCTTAACATCATTTTGATAAGGCTGTAATTTACTTGCTTTAATTGTTTCCATTTCTTGATTATTTAATTAATTTAATTTTGACAAGGCAAAGATATAAAAACAAATAGATACTAACATAATTATTATCAAAGTTATTAACAATTTAAGTGTTAAGAGTGTTTTTACTAGATAAGCGACTTTAAGTGCTGTCTAGTATATTACCATTAAAAAGATGTGAAAGTGCCTAAAACGGCTAAAGGGGGTTATAAATTTAGCAATAAAATTACTAAGATTATAAGCATATACATTAAAAATATGTTGGTTGATTGGCTTTCTTC